TTGACCAAGCTCAATACTTCGTCCAGCGTGTTGCACAGGATCTTGGCATTCACATAGTCGCCTTTTTTGTTACGCCCACCAGCTTCTAGCATGAAGCCATTGTCGTACATGTTGACAGTAAATGATTCATTTACCTTGGTCAGCTTGTCGCTGAGTTTGTTTACTGATTTAGCTGTTGCCATGATTATTTCCTATCCCCAAAAAGTTGTAATAAATTCAAGAACAAGTTGATAAAGTCCATGTACAGTGTTAATGCGCCACGCACTTCTGCAACATTGCTGGCCTCTACACTGAGTTCTTCACGAATCTTTTGTGTGTCGTAGGCAGTGAGTCCTAAAAAGATAATGATGGCTAATGCTGAGATTACCATTTGCATAACTGTTGAACCAATGAAGATATTAACAATACTGGCAATAACAATAGCAATCAATCCTACGAACATAAACTTGCCCACGCTGTCCAGGCTACGTTTGGTAAAGTAACCATAGCCACTCATCACTCCAAACAATATGGCTGCACCCATGAATGCACTCACGATTGATCCCATGGTAAACACAGCAAATATCATGGAAAAGCTCAAGCCCATTAAGGCCGCAAATCCATGCAAACATAACTGTGCAGTACCTTTGCTGGGATTGTTACCCAGCACGTAGCTGATGCCAAAGATAGCCGCAAGTGGTGCAAAGATCACAATCCACTTCAACACACCTGTAAAAAAGAATGCCAGTAACTCTGGGGTGGTGCCCACAAAGTAACTAACAATCATGGAAACTAAAACAGCCAGGCTCATGTGTCCGTAAACACGGCCCATTGCTGAATTGATTTCCTCGGCTGAACGGTATGCAATAACCCCGCCGTCTGTATAATTTGTACCAAACATTTTATTCTCCTTTAAGTACTTGTAGCATTCTATACTGTTCAAACAGTTTTGTCAAGTCGACCCATCCACCTAGCCCATCTGCTATCTGCAGAGTTTGTCCATATGCCCATGACGCTGCCGCACGATGATACAATATTTGTGTGGTGCGATGATCAACTATGGGTGCAGACTCTATTAACATTTGTGACCATAGTTCCTGATCAGAACTTTGTTTCATGTGTGTGCTTGCGATAGTCTGTGCTCATGCGCCGCATACGCTCGCCTTTACCTTGCATGATGTTCACGATACGTTCAACTGTATTGTTGGTGTGATCACTGATACGGCCTTGGTTGGCATGCGGCCTGCGGATCAGCTTTTCCAGCTTGGTGATAGCATCCTCTAGACTCCAAGGAATATAAAGTCTGTCAGGACAGTTTGCAAAGGTTTCAGGGAAACTACGATAAGCAGGATAAAGTACATTGCAACCAAGAGTGTCCGCTTCTGATACAGTGTTTGAGACCCAATCTTGCAGAGCGCAATTAAAAAGCACACGAGTGTCATTAAGGAGACGATAGTAATCATTCTTCTCCAGGTCCTCATAGATTGTGAGCAAGCCACGTGCTTGTAGGTCTCTTGTACGAGCCATGTAGCTGTCGTTGTTGCTCTTTAGTTTGGCACCAGAGAACAAGGCAAACTCCAGCTTCTCACCTGGATGGCGTTCTGCCCACAGTTCAATTAGATCCATGTAAAAGTCTGGTTGCTTCTCTTGATCCCAACGTGCGGCAAAGCCCACTCGGAATGCACGTTGATCAAATGGTCGAAGCTCGCCGCCTGGCACACGCTCACGTACTTCGCTCTTGCCAAACGCAAGTCCGGAGATGTTGTAGATAGGAGCAGTCCAGCCTGCCACCTTCATGTGCATGACCATCTCTTCGTTGGTAGCAAGTACAGCACCACCAGAGATTGTGACAATATCATTGACCATGCGTTCATAGTCCATCATCCACCGGCCCATGCCCCAAACGTGTACAAAGTCATCTGGGTCAATTGCTTGTGCCAAACAGCGCACATAGATTTTGGGACGCAGGTTATCAGGAACTTGGTTGATGATGTAGCCAAGACTTTCAAAGCCTGGTTGGAACATGTCTTCAAAGTAGATCACATCCTCGCCAGTTACTTCGCCTTGTTGCATCATACGAACCAGGTTCATCGTCTGGCTCATGCTAAAGTAACTGCGACCATGTGCGTCCAGCACCTGACCCACAACAATCTGCTGACTGTTGTCTAGGGTCTCGCCGGGCACATAGACCACATCTAGTCCACGTGCATCAAACACACGCCGGTTCCACTCTGTGAGTTGCAGAGTATATCGAGCCTTGTAGCTCTCCAGGCCCATGTAGTATAGCTTACGCATTATCGATTTCCTGAACGATAGTTGTTGTATCCACGAGGACCATTGGTATCACGTGGTTTGAATTTGTTACGATCGTCTTCCTTTTGGAACCAACGATTCTTCACATACTTGCCATCACGCTTGCGCATGAAGTCTTGATAGGTGATACTGCGTTCGTTGTAGAGATCACGTTCATCAAAGATATACCCGTAGTTTACACAAAAGGTGCGTAGGTCCTCAAGATCATCGTAGATCTGCGATACTTCTGGCTTCATTTGTAGATATTTGTTGAGCCATTTTGGTTGTGCCATTTTAGTTTCTCCTATCAGGCGTTAAGTGTTTGTTCGGGGGTACGTGGATCGCGGTACACAATCTCACAGCCATTTTCATCATCCTCGCTAACACTGATAATAACATGTCTGCCAGGATAACGCAAGTTGATTTGGGAATATAGGTCGTCTGCAATCATTTCGCATGACTTGTAGTCAAGTGCTAGGACGGAACCGTTACCATTATACAGTGCCTCGAGCCATCGCTTGAATTGGATGAACTCAATATCTCTGTCGTTATGGAACACAGAGATGGCCACCTTGAAATGGAAAATATGGCGATGAGGATTAGCCAGGAACGCAACATCAGCCAGTTGTGGATCAGTGGCTGCTGCCGGATACTTATGTATACCTTCTTTTTGGAATCTCACCCAGATCATACGATCTGCCATGTGACTGTTGATGCCGGTTTGTTCTCGGTCTGACTGGGTGGTCATGCTAACAGTCCTTCGCACATGGTTTTGATGTGTGCTTCTTCTAAAAAGAATTGATAGGTGCTCGTGTTTACAACTTCACCTTGGTCGTTGTAGCACTCTCCAGTGAACTCTAGGCACTTGAGAGTGCTTGGGCTCACGCAGTTGAATACTTTTGCATGTAGTTTAAAAGCCTCTTCGTCTCTTATATAAAACTCTTTCATTTGATTACCTCATCTTGTGTGTATTTAGACCAGTCTGTGAATACAGCACGATTTTTTAGTTCGTGCAAACTATGACACCAAACACCAGGATTAGTTGCCTGGAAATCTTTGTCGTCAATCTTGATAGTTGTGTTATAATTGTAGAGTTTAGCATAGGGTAATTTTACACTGATCATTGGAATAAAGCGATCGTGGTCAATCAATGTGCCTTCTAGTAGACCTTCTGCCGCACTCACATCAACATCCAAGGTACACCAGGCGCCATGCATGAGGCAAACACCAATCATGTTTTCCCAGCGTGTCCATTCGTCACTGTTGTTAACTGCTAGATTGGGGAAACTTTGATTAGCACCAAAGTAGATATGCTCGCAGTTGTTTTTCTGTGCGGCCGCTGTGATTTCTGTTGAGTCCTGAACACCAACCACAAACAGAGTACGCATGCCATATGCAGGGCTGTGTTCTACTTCGGTACCAACAAAAAACTTTACACTGTCGTGTCCATCTCTATTCATTTGTTCTTTTCTTCCTGCTCTAGTTTGTTAAGGCGGGCAATCTCGTCTTTGTATTGTAGCTTCTTTTTCTTGAGTTCTGCAACCTTTGATTCGTCCGCATGTGGATGTTTTTCCATTTCATGCAGTTGTAGCTCTAGAACTCTGTGTGCTTCTTGTAGGTGTTTGATTCTAACTTCGTAAGATTCTATTTCAATCTCCTCTGTTTGCTCTTTCAAGAAGGTTCTCCAATGCATTTTCGTCCAAAGTTTCTTCCACTTCCTCATTTGTAGTCTCCTCTACCACTTCAAATAATACATCAAACATGGGTCTTGCGCTAAATGTTTTTTCGCCTTTGAATCCACGAGTTCCAATGATCTGATTCCAGTATCCTGTTTTGCTTGAATACATGGGAGTTTCAATGATATCCAATGCAGCCTGTTTGGTTGGCGCAGAAAATATACGTTCCACAATGTCTGTAAAGTACTCACCATCACCAGTGTCTAGCTCATGTCTCATCATGTAAGGATAACGCCCAGCATCAAATTCACGATTGGCACGTTGTACACTTTCAATATGAGTCCATACATTATGACCCATCAGTAGCATGTAGCTAAAACTATCCCAGGACGTTTTGCCTTCTTTGCCATTCTTGTTTAGATCACCTGGATTGTACACACAGATATCTTTCATTTGACACAGCGCACTAATCGGCGACTCATCAAAGTAGTGGATCAGTTTGTCCTGTAGGATAGCATCACGATAGCCACGAGTATCGGTAGCATACTTCTTGTCATCCACAATAGGACTCATCCTATAGGACCACTTGCCTTGGTGTGTGAGATCAATCTCGTGATACACCTGACCATTGGCTGTGGCGAGGAATGGGCTGGCACAATCAAAGGATATAGTAAAATTCGGATTAACGTGTTTCCTAACAGCCCTTTGAATCACGGTGAGTAGCACAGCCCATTCCAACTTTGAAGTACCCAAGAAGTGCATCCAATCATGAACACCTTCTTGCAGTAGATTATCGTAGCGCAGTGTAACCAGTCGCTTGAGAATCAACTGTATGTCACACATGTTTTGTCCACCCATGGCCCAGCCATCAAAGTGTGTGTCGGGATATTTCACCGGATCACAATACTCTTTCATGATATCGTACCAGGCATCGGCGTTGGGATGATTATCACCTTGTAGCACGTTTAGAATACGTGTGCCGCCATTCTTGTAACCTTTACGGTTCTTCATGAAGTATTCGTTGTTGTACTTGGTAGCATCAACTGCTTGTGATAGTGTTTTAATGCCACAAGCATCACTGGCTTTCTTGTCATGGATGACCCAGGTCGGAATATCCAAGGTCATGGCATAGTCACTAATACCGTCTAACCATTTGAGAATAGCTGATCTTTTCTTTTCTGCCTTGGCACAGCCCGAGTTGGCTTTCCAGTCGCCTTCCCACAAACCCTTGGCAATCTGGAATCCACCCGAGTCACCCAGCATGAACGTGCCTGGCTCGCGAGCTCGTACCATGTCCTCAGACCAGTCTTGTTTGTTTAGGTCTAGGTTAGCATGTCCACCGGAATACAAACTCCACTTGTATGGAAACAATGCTTTAGAACTGTTGAGCCAGTTCATCTGTTCCATGTCTGGCATGCCTGTGGGCATACGTGTGGGTTCTACATAAGGACCGTTTACTAGATCTCTTTGCTTGCCCACAAAGGTAGCATAGAAACCAGAGATAGCCGGAAGGAACACAGCATAGTCATTCTGCTTGGCAGTGAAATTATCTTGATTAGGCTGGTTGCTCATTCTTTTTTTCTTCTAGTGTTAGTATGTCCATGATCTTAAACTGCTCGTAGGCTTGTTTAAGACCAGGATGGCGTTCCATGCGTTGCAGAAGATCACGTTCTTCTTCCATCTTGTACCTAACCCATTTAATGGCTTCTTCGGCAGTGGGCTCTAGTCCTACTGTGGCATAGCTGGTACTCAAGTTGAGCCAGCTTGATCCGTCAAACACCTGCAGGTCTGTTCCATTGATGCGCATCATACCTTGCATGGGATTGTTTACGTTTGGGCTAACATACGGAACACTGGTATTACCACCAGTTACTGTTATGCCGCCAACGCCTTGCAAGCCTTTGATCATTTCTGGTGTGCTGGTAGCAGATATGTGTATGCGCAGATACCACTGTCCACAGTGATCTGTAGCACACCTTCATCGCTGATCTTGAGATGCTTGTCACCAGCCAGTCCAAGGATACTGATCACAGCGCCAACTGGCCAACACCAGTTTTTAGTGAATGTACCACTTACCCCGTCAGCAAACACAAAGTTACCTGCATGGCTTGAGTGATCACCAAAGTAGAACTTCAACTGGTTGTTTTCAATCTTGGGTGCAAAGGTTGTTTCTTCACTGTTTGCTGCCGCTTGGTATTTCATCTTTTGGAAACTTGCCACAGTTGGAGTAATTTCCACAGTCCACTTGACCTGCTTCATCTTTACTGTTTTTAGTTTGTCGTTAACAACTGCCGCTTCCATAAAGCGATAATCATTCTTGAAGTCACCGTTCTTGTTTTCAAAGTGGATACCAACGGCAACAGTGTCTGGTCCTTTGACCTGTGTGTTGATACTGAGTTTGGCATCTTCTCGGTATTCAGGAATACCAAGGATAGTGTTTAGCTTGCCCAGGTTAGGCATACCGAATGTGCCCACAAACTCTGGTACAGGATTGTTAAATTGTGCTTGTACGATAACACTACGATCCTCACTCAGTGAGTCAAGGGTGGTTGTGTTAGCATCCCCAGTTACTTTAACTAGGTCAATAAAACCTAGGCTGTGTGTATGTTGTACGATGTCTTGTAAATAATCTTTCATTGAGATTCTCCTATAGGGTTGATTTTAGATGATGTATTTAGATTTGTCAACGGCATTGAGTAAATTATTCAAATGTAAACAGGCTATCAAATGTGGTTGCAATATCTGTGTTCTCTGGAATCTTCCAGTCCAACACACCCAGCAAGTTTTCTACCTTTTGATCCACAATGGTTGTTTCCATCAGCGCATCATCAAACGGCAGTTCTTTGAACCAGGCAGGAATGTGTGACTCATCGGTTGGATAGCCCACAGACGTATAGCCCAATGCATTGTCTTTGAGCTTGCACACAATGGTTTTCATGCCATCAACAATGCTTTGGCTGTAGTTGTCGCCATGCATGCGTTTGAGGTTGTTCCAGTTCATGGCTGCTCGCACATGCCCTGGCATGTTGGCACGACCCAGCCTTGCTTCTTCGGCTGAATACTTGGTCAAGTTGTTCACACGTTTGGGTGTGCCTTTTTCCCACGCAGGCCGGCTTTGGAAAGCAATCTTGAAGTCACGCACCTTGTCATAGATGCCTTCCTTCTGTCCGCCTGTTAGCACATCCAACAGCAGTTCACTCAAGAAGTCTTGCACAACCTTGGGAGTGTCTGAACGCTTCAGATCCAAGCCCATGGCCTTGACCTTGCCTGGCTTGCCATGTGTGTCCAGCCTATTGCCTTCAAGGTCATAGATCAATAGTGCATAGCGTTTCTTCTTGATAAACAAACTTTTCTCAGCCACCAGTTCTCTACCACCTTTGATCAGCTCACCCATGCTACGTGGACAGTGACAGGCCCGTTCCATAAAAGCAGGGAAGGAGGCGTTCACTTGATCTGCAATATTGTCGTAGAGTTGAACACAGATGCTTTTGTTCCACTCCATCCTGCCAGCTTCAACATCTTCCTTGATCGCCGGCCACGCACTGAAGTACGCAGAGTCAGTGTCTCCATAGATGATACTCTTGCCCACATGATCGTATTCCCCAAAGATGCACTCATTGATATAAGCATCCATGTGCCTAGCAATAATTCGTCCAGTGAGTGTGGTACTCTGACCAATTCTTTTATCGAAGAAACGACAACCTGGGTTGAGGATGGCTCCGTAGAGACTGTTAAGGTTAATTTTCTTGACCAGCTGTCGTTTATCCCAGAATGCTTTGTCTTCATCTGTAGTTGCATCCTTCTTCTTGGTCTGCATCTCTTGACGTTCACGATACCAGCGTTCTAGTAAACCTGGGATAATGCCTTTCTTTTCATGGGTCATGATAGTGCCGTTGGCAGTAAGGATCCAGGGTCTGTTGCTGTCAAATATCAGCCGCCAGATTTCTGCCGCACTATGCACTGTGGGCGCTTGGCCTTCCCAGTCAATGGTAATTTCTGTGCCTGCCTGTGTTTCCATCACAGCAGTGTATTCAAGGGTGCCAAACATGTTTTCCCAGGCATCAGCAAAGCTAGAACCCGAGTCCATCTTGTCCTTGATATACTTGTCGGTCATTATCGGCCGGAGTTGGCCAACAATCGTTTCTGGGCCCATGTTGCAGGCTCTAATAGCCGAGGGATAGAGCGAGTTAATGTCAATTGCGCCAACCCAGTCGTGCATTCCTTTTTTGGGGAAAGCAACATAGGCACCTGCGGCTTGCGTGTCACCTTGATCATCTCTATTTCTCCTGTTAGGTACAATCAACCCAAGTTGATGTGCTTCGTTAATAATAGCTTGCTCGGTAACTGCCACAGCACCCATGGTGGTCTGTAGCAACACGGTATTTTCATGTGCCAGCACGTTGGCTAGATCCAAGAACTTTAGTTTCTTGTCCAGCTTGTTCAACAGCATGGTATCTTGTCTGTTGTACACAATAAACTCTTTGAAGTCTTTGTTGTACAGCTGATCCAGTGTGCCTTCATACTGTGTCTTGCGCTCGTCTAGTTCATACTCTGAAATAGCATCCAGACTATAACTGTGACGTTCTTCGTATGTGTACTTGCGATACAACTGCATGTAGTCAAGATGCACACGACCCACAAGATCAAACGTGAGTGTTTCGGCACCAAAGCGTTCAAACATACGTTGCTTAGGCACCTGCCCCCATAGGCACATTCTGCGTGTGTCATCCTTACTGAGCACACGAGTGATACGCATTGTGGTATAGGGAATATCAAAGCCTTCACTGTTCCAACCACTCAGGATGTCTGCATCGTCAATGAGATCCAAGAAACTGTTCAGTAGATCTTCTTCACGTTCAAACAAGAAACAGTTTTCAAACTGATCGCAGATCTCTTGTGCAGTTTCCCAGCTCATGCTCTTGGGTGGAATCACCAGAGTAATAAGTTTTTCCATCCAGTCCAAGTACAACGAAATAGCAGTGATAGCATTGAATGGGTCTTCTGGTTTTGAGAAGCCTCGCAGTGGATCAAAGTCCACCTCAATGTCAAAGAACGCTGTTTGCAGTTTGGGACTTGTGGAATTTAAGTAGTTGGTCTCAAGGCATCTGTGTATGGGATTGATATCGCTTTCCCAGATGCGTTTGTTGCTGTTGACACGCAGTTCCTTTTGATACTCTTTGTTGTTGCGTGAGTGGAATCTGCTTACAGGTGTTCCATAGATTGTGCGGAACTTGCCTCTAGGGTCGTCATAGTAAAATATGTATTCGGCTGGGTATTCTCTATACTCCCTCTTGCCGTTCACACGTTCTACCACATGTATACGATCTTTTGCTCGATCGTAGAGAGCGTCTACATAACTCATATTTTTCTCCTTTGTGCGACTTTGAGCTCACACACACTCTACCTGCCGTTTCATGTCCGGCGCGACAAAATTATTTATTGCATTAACATTCTTGCCAAACCTACTGAGTCGATTGTGGTAAGAAGGATGTAATTAGCCAGCATACCAAAGGAACCGCGACTATAAGCACACCCAGCGTATATAGCACAACCTGCAATCCAGACTGGGTACATGTAAAGAAGGGGTGGATTAGGCACGGTCGCGGCCATAGTGATAGAACAGCCAATAGATATAGCCCAAGCAAGGACCTCAAAACAAAAACGAACTCGATCGCTTTTGTAATCTTCTCGGATCCAGTTAGCGGTTCCACTTAATATATCATTCATTAATCTGCATGCCTTGTGATAAAATTAGTTCTAATGTTTTGAGCGCCAAAATATTCTTTTACAGTCTGGATGACTGTTTCAATATCAAATTTTTTACAACTAAACACATCAAAGTATGCGGTATAGTTTGGCTCAATAAAGTGCCCTGTAATGTTACTGGTTGTTATCAACTGCATTAGGCTGTAGCCTTGTTTAGGATCATTGGGTAATAGAAATTCAATTATAGGATCTCCATGAGGTGTCATGTCTATCCGTTGCACAAGATCTTTAACAAAAGCCGCAATGTTCTCACGGCTTTTGATACCTTCGTTACATCCACTGCAATCAAGCATCAAGTGATAACCAAAATATTTCAAAGAGTCTTGCCTACGGTTTCAAGTATAGTGTTAAGCTCTTCGTGGTCTTGGTTGTGTTTGCCCAGTTCGGCCTTGTGTGCAATACGCACTGCCTTTTTTAGCACAGCAGGTTTGATTTCCATTTCCTCTGCAATGGCTTTAATTGTGTCGTTAAGGCCTTCGTTGAGAGTTTCAACTTCTTGCATGACCTGCATGCCTTCATTGATAAGTTGAGTAAGTTTTGCTTTTTCGGCTGAGCCGAACATACGTGCTGACATTGAATATCCTCCAGTTGATTAATTATACAGTTTGTTTTAAGAATTAGCAACTCGCAGTTTCGCCAATCTTGCCTTTTCAAGAATCTTGATATAGACCCAGCCTATGTCAAGTTCAAACCAGCGTCTGCTCAGCCGCGGATTAGCAGCGTCAAGATGGTGATTGCTGTGAAGCTCTTCACCGCCAACGACAATGCCAAAAGGAACCAAATTTCTACTTCTGTCTCTAGTCTGTCCATTACGATACCCCCACCAGTGTGCAAGACCATTTATAACTCCCGCGGCCCAGAACGGGATCCAGAGCATCTGTATGCCCCATAGTACTAATCCTAAGATGCCAAACAACCAGAGATTGATCAGCAACATGATCATGATGCCTAGTCTGCTGCGTTTTGCGTACACATTGTTTTCCATCCAGTCATCTGGTGTGCCCATTCCATACTGCGCCAGCATTGCAGTATCTTTGCTGGCAGCATGATATAATAAAGCACCACCAAACAACACACGCCAGATACCAAACACATGAGGCGTGTGTGGATCGCCAGGTTGGTCACTGTGAACATGGTGCTTGCGATGTATGGCCACCCATTGCTTGGTAATCATGCCAGTTGTGATCCATAACCAAAAGCGCATGAAATGAGATACCGCAGGATGGAATGTTACTCCGCGATGTGCTTGACTACGATGTAGGAACAAGGTAACACATACAATAGTGATATGGGTTACCACTAGAGTATATAAGAGTGGATTCATTGTAATATTTATTGGGATAAATGGTTAACCGTTATTTCTGCTTTGCCATTACTTTTTTAAGAAGGTTAACTTTGTACTTTGTTTTTTCAGTTTCTAGAGCAGGAAGTATTTTGTATTTTTGATCTATCTCATGATTTGTGTTAGTCAACAAATCTCCCGCAGGCACTCCAAATCGTTGGTAATAAAAATATGCCCACATTGCAGTTTTACGTGCAGGCCAATGTTTGGCGTTTAATTCTTTGGCTTTTTTAAAACAAGTTTCAAAATCTAATCCTGTTCGAGAGTTGCGCCACGGATGCAGAGTAACTAGAGTGTCCGACAATCTAGATGTTTCGTTAGTTAAAATTTCGTAATCATGGCTGGCATATTCATGATCTAAAAAACTGACATAATAAACATTAAAGAATTCCTTTGGAACAATGTACA